ATCAGATGCAGGGGGCTGGACTCTCGGGCCGTCCTCCGCGTCTACCTCTGCGGTCGGTACGTCCTGCTCGTCCACGGGGGGGACTTCCGCGATTTCGGGAGCCGTGACCACGGACTCCACCCTCTCATCTGCTCCGCTCCGCTCTTCTCTGGGCTTCGGCTTCGTGGTTGCCTTCTGCTTCCGCTGGCTGATCGGCACGTACTTGTGCGCCGTCTCCCGGATGCGCTCGGCGGTGACCGGCTTGGCCTCGGACGCGGCCTGCTCCCGGGCCTCGGTCAGGACGGTGGCGCGGTGCTCGGGGGGCACGTCCTTGAGGGCGCGGGCCTGGCGCTCGTTTTTCGGTACCATGGTACCGGTTTCGGCCAGCGAGGCCACCACCTCATGGGCGTCGATCAACTGGCGGGCGCGGCGGTCGTTCCATCCCCAACGCTCTCGGCAGTATGCCTCGAATGTGTCGTGGCTGGTGCGGTACAACTGCCGCTCGCGGATGAGGGCGAGCGCGGCGCCGACCTCCACGAAGGTGGTCATGCCCCGCTCGATGATGCCCTCCATGTCCGTGAGGGCCAGCGATTCGGCCTCGGTGAGGGGGGCGGGCCGGGGGGCTGCGGGGGTGGTCATATCAGGCCACCCTCGCCTTCGCCCACTCGTCCACTTCGGCGATGTCGAACCGGATGATGTTTCCGATCCTGCGGTGCGGCGGGGCGTCTTCGAGATTGAGCCACCGGCGAACCGTGCGCTCCGAGACGCCGAAGTGCTGGGCGACGTCCTCCACCGTGGCGTCCGGTTTCGGGGCGATTACGTGTCCGTTGCTGTCCATTCGTGGCACCCGTAGGTTGGTGGCGTGTCTTGCTACGGATCACAATGGCACGGACTGTCCGTGTCTGTCAAGGACTTTCTATGACATTTCGTGACGCCACAGACGAGGAGATCGCCACGGAGGTCCTCAAGCGTTTGCGCGCCAAGGGCTTACGTTCGGTGCGCCAGATGGAGAAGGCGTGCCCCGCCAACCGGACGACGCTGGCGGCGTGGCGGAATGGGCGCTACGGGATGAAGGGGCCGACCCGGGAGGCGTGCATCGAGTGGTTGGGCGAGGCGCCCGTCGCGGCCGCACCCCTCACCGAATCAGACGAGAAGCGCATCGCCGCCAAGTGGATGGAGAGGACGGCTGAGCGTCTGAGGGCGGAGGCTACCGAAGCAACCGCAGCGGAGAAGCTGGCGACGGCCGACCAGTTGAAAGCCGCCGAAGAAGCTCCGGGTGGTGCCGAAGGAACGCCACCTCGAACGGCGTGAGGTCGCGGACCAGGATGGGCCTGCCGGTTGGCGTCCGGCCCACGAGGTCCCCGGGCCGGATGTCGGTTCCGGGCACGCGCTGGATCACAACGGAGTCCTCCATGGGGTGTATCTCCCTGGGGTGACGGGACAGGACGGACAACCTGAGACGGAGGCGTGACATGCGGAATGTATGGATGGGACACCCGGACAAATGGGGCATTACGCGAGGCTTGTGGATGTGGGTCCTTTGGGTCCTGTTCGCTGCGGACCTTTCCGCCCAGACGGCACCCGCGCCGCACTACAATCCGGCGGCGGCTGGGCTGTTTTCGGCCTTGATTGTCGGGGGTGGCCAAGCCTACAATGGACAGTGGGAGAAAGGGGCCGCGTTTCTGAGCATGGCGGTCCTGGGTGGTGTGGGCTTTGCCAACGTGCGTGCCCGGGAGATGGACGACTGCGAGCGGGAGACAACGGGGACCTGCTACTACACCGCGTCCAACTTGCTCGGCGTGGGCCTGGTGGCGTGGTGGGTCTACGGCATCGTGGACGCGGCCTGGACGGCAAGGCGGCTCAACGTGGAGGCGCTGGAAGTGGCGCCGACGGTAGGCCCCAGTGGAAACCTTGGACTGCGCCTCTCGTGGCGGCCGTGACCCAAGCTCAGCCCGCGATCTTCGCCACCGCCGCCGTGCCTACCCCGATCCCGCCGACGATCTGCCAGAGCCGGACCGACCGCTCGGCTTTCACGGCTCGCCGCTCCGAGATCCCGAGCCGGTCCATCGCCTCGAGGAGCGTAGCGTTCGAAGCCTCGTGGGCCTCGTGTTCTCCCAGTCGCGCAATCTCCTCCAGCGTGGCCCGCCGCTCCCAGAGCGCAGCCCGGTCCCGCAGGCTCGCTTTCTCGTCCGCTTCCGCCACGGCCAGCGCAGAGTCAGCCGCCATGTGCTCATCCCAGGAGGCCGTAGATGCCCCCAGGCTGTCCAGGAGCGCGCGGACCGTGGCTCCGGTGGACTGAGCCGTGCGCGTCGCCTGAGCGGCACGCTGGACCGCTTCACGCTCGCGTTCGGCGGATGCGGCGAGCGCCCGGGGCATCGTGTCCCTCATTACGTCCAACTCCGCAATCGCCGAATCTGCCCGGTGCTCGGCTTCGACCCGCGCCGAATCGAGCCGGGCCAGCGCGCCGGATGCGTCGGGCACCCGTGGCGTGAGCGCCCATGACAGGACGATCCAGGCGACGGCGCCGGCGAGGAGGGTGAGGGCGGTCTTCAAGGCCTTACCTGCCAGTGTGGAAGATCTCGTTTCTTGCCCGGCCAGTCGCCGCCCCATTCCACATGGATACCGAGATGCAGCGCCGTCGCCTGGACGAAGCCAGCAAGCCGGTAGAACCGGCTCTCGTCGTCCCAATCAATCGGCCACGGTGCCACGTCCACGGCCAGGCCCCGGCCCGCCGTATCAGTGCGTTGGTGATTCGACAGGTGGGTGACGCCGTCTGCGTAGGTGACGATCCGGCCTTTCGCCGTGCGGCCCTGAGCGTAGAGGGCCTGCTGGCGTTCGGTGGTGCGACGACCCTCCAGGATCGTCACGTCGAAGTCCTTGATGACCTCGGTGAACAGCCGCTGTAGGTCCGGGTGTGCCGTCGCCAGTTCGCGTTTCGACCGCTCGCCAAATTCGGGCATCTATTTGTCCTCCATCGTGTACGTGGACTCGGACTCGGTGCGCGTGGTGCGCCGTGAGAGCAGTCCGCCGATCTGCGGGAATAGATACTGGAACGAGCGCGGCCCGATCACCCATGCACCGAGGACCATGAAGATCGTCACGTCCAACGAGCCGATAAACACGCTGAGCACGTCGCTGTCCGGCGGGGTGGCGAGGCCGAAAATGATCGCATTGATCCAGAGCCAGTTGAGCGCGATGTGCAGGACGAATAGCAGGCGGCCAATCGAGAACTTGCCCTGCTCATCACTCATCGCCTCGCCGATCTGCCGGGCCAGGCTCCGCTTCGCCCTCACGGCTGCCACCCTTCGAGTCGGATGAACTCGTGGAAGCCGCACCCCTCAGTCGTGCAGACCACCGACGGAGAGACGGTCCCGTCGTCCGCGATTTGGTGACTGCCTTTGAGGTGGCCCATAAGCCCACAGTTCGGGCATCCGATTACCGCAGAGCGGACACCATCCGCATCGACCGTAGGCCGGTACTGAGCCCCCTTTGGCCATGACCCTGACGGCAGGGGGGTAAACGCCCTCATGGCTCCCCCCGGAACCACCGCCACAGATGCCAGCAGCCGAGCGCCAGGGCCACGACGACGACGGCCAGACCGATGGCCTGGATCATGGTGTACCTCCCGCTTTCGCGTCTCGGATGTCCTGCCGCAACTCCTCGACTTTACCCGTGAGCGCCCCCTGGCGTTCGTCCTGCCGGGTGAGTTGCTCCGCAATGCCCACCTGTGCCCGGGCCATCGCGTCCATTTGCGTCACCATGCGCTCCAGCGGTTTGACGATCTCCGCGACGAGCAAATCCTGTCGGGCCGCCTCGCTCGCCAGCCACTCTTTGCGCGTCACCCACCTGATGTCGCCCCTGATCAGACCGACGGCCCCGATGGGCACGGCGACGACGCCGACAAGCCCCGCGATCTGGAGCGCGAGCGCGAGCCATTCGCTCACGCGGCGCCTCCTGCACCGTGCCGCAGCGCGACCTCGTACCGGGTGTTTGCCTCTTCCAGCCGCGACATCCGCTCATTCCATCGTTGCCGCTCTTGCTCGTGCTCTGCGACCAGCCTGGCGCGATCCTCCTTGCACTCACTCCGCTCGATGGCCCAATCCTCCCGTAGGTCGGACAGCTCTATGAGCAGATCCCGCATCTCCCGCGTCTCACGGGCCGGATGCCACACCATGCGCCAGCCGGGCTTGTCCGAGTCCTCGCGGGTGACGATCTCGTGCATGGCGTCGAGCTTCTTGCGGTCGGCGTCCTTGAAACTGGCCTCCCGGCGCTCGGCGGAACCGCCCGGAAACTTGCCTGCGAGGTTGAGCACGTAGGCCAACACGAAGATCGCGACCAGGAAGGAATTGACCCATGCGGGCGCACTCAGTTGCGGCGGGTCGATCCCCTGCACCAGCGTGGCCGAAAAGATCGGAATGGGCAGGTTGAGGAGGCGCATGATCATGGGCCTCAGACCTTCACCAGCCCGAACGCGAGCAGGTCGGTGAGCGTGTTCGTGGCCAGCCGGTGGCGCGTTGGGTCCTCGTCCCCCTCGTCGGGCGTCGGCAGGTAGGGCGTCAGGTCGAACGGCGGCCCGGGGCACTCGAACTCTACGGCCCGGGCGCGCAGCTCCATCACCTTCGCCGTCGCCTCCGGAATGTCCTTCCGAGCGATCTTCCCGCCCTCGCCACGGTAAGGCGTGAGCACCGCCTCCTGCAGCTGCGCGGCCTCCCGCGCCTGGTCGCGCACCGGCTTGCCCAGGTTGTGCAGGCGGATGTTGTCCGGGAGGGTTACCCGGAGACGACCGATGTCGTTGAGGGCTCCAATCAGGCCGGGCAGGTCTGCGTGGGACGCCTTCACCTGAATCGCGTCGGCCTTCTTGCCGTTGGCCTTGGGCCGCGACTTCTTCTTCATGCGTTCTCCGTCGGTAGTGCGATGACTCTCACAATACGTCTCCTGAGTTGGCGTCTTAGGGTGCGGGTGAGGCTCACGGTGTGGGTAGCGTTCCCCGCGCCTTGGTCAACAAGAAGTTCTGGATGAGCGCGAACACGTCGGCCACGGTGGTGCAGTTGCTCAGTGCCGTCTTCTGCCCGGCGGTGAGCACCCAGCCCGTGGCGTGCGGCTTCAGGTCGCCGGAGTGGACGCGGAGGATGTCCCCGTCCTGGTCGGTTACATCGAACGAGAAGCGGTACTCGTGCACGTTGGGTGTGCCCTTCACAACGCGAAGAATGGTCTCCTCAGACGGCACGTCGGTTGCGACGCGAGTGCTTGGTGCGAAGCTGTCTATTGCCATGGGTGGCTCCTATCAGGGTGCACTGAGTTTGCCGTTGGCGTCCGCCACGACGGTGCGGGAGCCTGTGCCCGCGAGGCTCGCGAGGGTCAGGCCCGTAGAGGCGAGAGTCATATACGTGTCGCCCAGCGAACCAGCCGACGACGCCAGATACACGCTCAGTGTGGCTATGGTAGAATCGTCCACCCCCCACGCACGAATTCTAGGTATCGTGCCAGCCCCGGCCACCTCGAACCCGACGGACGACACCAAGTCGGTGGAGAATCCTCCCTGAGCCCGCATTCCCGCAACCGAGAAAAGAGTCTTTTGCATCGTAACGCCAGCCGCCTCCCACCGTTGCACCTCCACCCCGCCCGCGCTCATCGCCACCGTATCAGCAGCCGGGAACCAGAGCCCCGTGTTCAGGTCGCCCGTGCGTGCGATGCTCGGCGCGGTGACTGCTCCGGCTGCGAAGGAGGCGACGCCACCAACAGCGATGGCTCCCGCTAGAACCAGGTCCCGAGTGCCAGTCGGCACCAGGAACACGGACACCCCATCTACGGCTCGGGTCAGCATGAAATCGTAGCTAGAGCCGACCTTGCCGCGAATCGTCAGGCCGTTGTCTGCGTCATAATTGAAGCCACCCTGACCAGGGCTGCTTGCGGTACCAGTAATCTGGATGGAGGCCGTCGCACTCACCTCCGTGAACGCCCCCGCAGCCGGGGTACCTGCGCCGATGGCTGCGGGCGCGGCCCAGGTTGCACCCAGCAAGAGCGAGGCGTTCGGGGCGGCAGCAGCCCAGGTAGGAATCCCGGCGGTTATCACCAGCACGGAGTCATCCGCGCCTGCCGCGAGCGTTGCCAGTCCACCGCCGTACTCGCCGTAGAGCAGGTCGCCTTCGACAACCGTCGGGATCGGCACGCCGAACAGGGCCACCCATCCGTCGTTGGCTTCGTTCCGGACGAACACGCCGACCGTCTCATCGTAGTCGCCATCCGCGTGGCGCCGCCACGCCTGCCCGGACTTCACCCCGTACAGCCCAGCGGCCACGTCGGTCTCGGTGCCGAACTCCACGACGGGGTCCTCGAAGGACTCGTACCAGGGCTCGTGGAGCCCGGTCGCGCTCAGGTCTCGATGCATCGTACCCATGTCAGGCCGTCCTCACGGGGATCAGGTCTTCGTCCAGGACCATGTTCAGCGATTCGTCCCAGACCAGGTCGTCAAGCGCGCCGCGGAGTTGTTCGTCTACCGTCGCGGGCGTGGACAATTCCAGCGCGCGCCGCTCCGTGCTCACCTCGTACTCCGCGCCTTCCGTGCCGCCGATCGGGTAGGACTCCCACGCGACTACGTTTACCGTGACGCGCATATCGACCGGCACTGTTTCGGGTATCGCCCACGTGCCGAGCGAGGAGTCCACGTCGACCTGCGTCGAGGGCGCGGGTGTCAGGTCCGGGTCCGCGATCTCCCAGAGCAGGCGCAGGCCACCCGTGTAGTCGTTCGCCTCCCATGTGAGCGTGGCGTTGCCCGTGTCCTGATCGAGGTCGATGCGCAGGCGCACCAGCGCGGGCGTACCTGGGATCGCGACGGATTCCGTGGCTGTCGGCGCGCTCTGGAGATAGCCAGGCGCTTCGCCGATGGCACGGATGTTGGGATCGGAGCCGATCGGTAGCTGAGCCGTGTAGACGTCGTCGCCGTCTGCGGTCGCGTAGCCCGCGAGACGCCAGAACCCGTCAGCCAGAGCGTACTCGACCCGCGCCCGGTAGCTCGATGGCTGCTGGTACGGGAACGCAATGTTCACCCTGACGCGCCTATCGTCGCCGAGTTCGGTCTCGGTGATGGTCGGCGGGCTCAGTTCAAATCCGGCCACGTCGTCTCTGCCTCATGATTCGTTTCGCCCACGCCTGCCAGTAGCGCCGAATGCGCTCCCGGCACTTCGCACAGGGCCTCACGCGGGAATCTCCGTGCGGATCACGATATCACCAGATCCACCAGCGGCCCCGGGGGTAGCCGCGTCTCCGCTTCCGCCGCCGCCGCCGCCGGTATTGGGGGCACCCGCTGTGGGTGCTGCGGCACCGATAGAGCCAGCTCCTCCACCGCCTTTGCCGCCCGCGCCGGCGATGGACTGCTCGGCGCCACCTCCACCTCCACCGCCCAAGTACCCCTCAGCGTCACCCATCCCAGCATCAAGCCAACCGGCGTCATCAATCGCGATGCCGTCCCCACCATCGCCATGCTCAGGGCCAGGCGTCAGCTCGGAGAAGTCCGTGTAGAACATCAGGCCCGTGAGGGGCACAGGCTCCGGCCCGGTCTCGTCGATCCGAACCACCAACTCCCCGCCCCCCACATCGTACTCCCCACCAGGATACACACCACCGGACGAACGCTCCGCGACGACGGCACTGCCGGAGTCTAGGACCCTGATGGTGTGGAAGCCCTCGGGCATGGGCATCGGCTCTTCGACTCCGCTTACCCCCGTACCGAACATGGACAGATCCACGAGCGCGATGCCCGCCGCCTCGGCTCCCGACGCCACAACGTCACCAGCCTCGTTGAGCACCTCGACGCTCCCGCCCGTGGGCACGCCCTCCACCAGGAGGTCCTTGTCACGGAAGTATGCGAGATGATCGCAGAACGCCTGTTTGTTAGTGCCTGTGATTGGCGTGCCCTGCGCAGCGAAGCCGAAGCTGGCGAAGGTTCCATCGAGCGCCGTGTCGGCTTTGGCGTTCCGCACCCCGACCTGTATAGCGCGAGGACTCCCACTCTCACCATAGGCGGCGTACTCCTGGAGGCCGTCCTCTACGTAAGCCTGGATGTGGTGCCACGAAGAGAGGTCATGCAGATACGCGATACCGACAAACTTCTGGGTGCTGTGATTGATGGCGCCGTGGTAGCCCACGGGAACCTCGTCGGGGTCCCCGGTCGGGTGAGTCGCGCGGGTGATCGGCCCCACGTTCAGATTCGAGTGAGTACTCTTCACCAGCGCCTGGACGAACATCTTATCTACTGCGACGTCCTTCTTGATCAGAGCGTGATAGGATCCCCCCGACTCGATGAGCTTAAACTGCTGTTCGGCGATCAGGAGGGTACCCGTGCTCGGGACCTCCCAATTCTCCGCGAGTTCGTCGCCCATCGTCTCCAGGGTGGCCCCCTTATCGCCACTCTCCCCGGCGCCCCCGCCGCCGCCCGCGTGTTCGGCGTCACCCCCAGCAGACAGTGAGAACCCGCCACCATCGCCCCCCTGGTATCCACGCAGCGCTGAGCCTGCCCCCGGCACGCCGCCGTCCCCATGCCCGCCGCCGCCCGTCGCCCGCGATCCTGCGGCGCTAGGCGGGGCGCCGGCGCCGCCGCCCCCGCCCTGCATCAGGACATGATCTCCCACGCTCGAATCCTCGCCATCCTCCCCGGCGGAGCCTGCCGCTCCTCCGGCTCCACCATTCCCCACCGTGACCGTTTCGTCCTGGTACAGGTACGTCTCTACCTCCCTGACATCCGCCCCGCCCCCGCCCCCGCCACGTCCCGAACCGCCACCTGCCCCACCGCCGCATCCCTTGATCGTCGCGCGTCCCGGCGTAGTGACGGTCACGACGTCGGTAGCGGTGAAGCGATGGTAACGGTACCCGTCGTAGACGCTCTCGACCCCGCCCGACAGCACCGCCGGGGGCAGGGCATCGAGGTCTAGGCGAGTGACCCGGATCACCACCATCCCCGTCTTACCGGACCCGCCGATCGCATCGCCTCCCTGGCCCGCTCCCCCACCGGCGATCCCCTGCCCGACTTGTACGGCGATGGTCTGCCCGGCGGGGACGACCAGGGCTGTGATGACGCGGACTCCCCCCGCCGCCCCGCCCCCGTGCACGTCCACCGTTTCGGTCGTCGGAGCGTTGATTCGCTGAGCGTATCCATGCCCGCCGCGTGGGCCGTAGAACTGCCATCCCGGCACCAACCCTCCGGCCCCCCCCCGGCCAGCCTTCAGGGGCCAACCCTGGAGGCACACCCCACCAATCCCAGGACCGAAATAACCGCCTCCGCCGCCCGAGGCCGCGAGCTTCTGATCCAGCAGCCCCCAAGTGCTTTGTCCACCTCCTCCGTCATTGCCTTGCGGAGAAGACCCCAACCCTCCATCCGACCACATCGTATTCGCTGATGGGCTCTTCGCGCCTGCACCACCTCCCGATCCGCCAGGCTGACCGTCCTGGTCGATGATGGCACCGTGGCCTCCGCCCAACGCGATGTGTTCATCGGGTGGCGTATCGGTATCGGGGTCCAAGCCCAACCCACCGAGGCTCACAAACAACTTCGTGTCCTCTCCCCTACCGGCACCGCCTCCCGCGTTTCCTGCCGCACCAATCAACACTGCGTCTATCTCGACATCGCAGATCGTCGTGATCTCGCAGTCGGAGCGGAGGACGAGCAAGCTTGTCGCTCCGTCGTCGATGCGCTCGACCCCACAGTCTGCATCGTATGACAGGCACGCGACGACTTCCTGGTCGCTTTGATCTGCCACACCCCCATCCTCCAGGTAGGCGCGGCGCAGGTGCGGCTCCGAGTCGTCGATGGCGTAGACCTGCATGTAGCGGAGCGCCCCGCGCCGGCCCGTCGCATACTCGGGCAACCACGGCACTTCGGCACGCACCCAATCACCCTGGCGCAGCGACCGTACCACGGCATCGTCCATCCGACACGCGGCGACGAACGTCGGAGCGCCGGCTGGCAGATAGCGGCGGCGGAGCTGCGAGAAGTACGCTTCAGCCACCTGGTGGCCAATCTCGTCGATCACGTCGCCGGTGGCCGGCATGCCATCGGATTCGCCTGTGGACCGGACGGCGCTCAACTGGAGCGTGATCCGCTTCGGCCCGACACGTGCGACGGAGTCCGGGTCCTCGAAGCGGAAAGGCACCTCTTCCACGAAGAACCGCTCCCACTCGGTGAGCGTGTCCCATACCTGCACGCTTTTGGTGCCGATCCGAATACCGAGGAACTTCCGGGCACGGCGCTCGATCGTGAATTGCTGATCCTTCACGGCCTCACGGATGTAGGTGCCCTCAACGATGTTTACAACAGTGTCCGTCGCGTGGCGCCACTCCCCCACGGGCTCGATACTCTCGTGGTCGAGCAGCGGGATCTCGTCCGCGTTGGTCGGCACGTCCCAGGATACCGGCACAATGCGACCGTACTGGTCAAAGCAGGGGGCGTAGCCTGCGGGCCGGTAGACGTTCTCCTCCATCCAGCGGCGACGGCTGGTCGGCTCCGTGGCCCGGATCCTGGCCGGCGCGGAGATGAGCGCGAAGTTTGCCAGCGCCGCCGGGTCGTAGTGCTCCCGCGGCGTCTCGGACGTGTGGTCTCCGGCAGCCACCGCTATTAGAAAGTCGCCCAGCGTCCCGGCGTCCCACAGGAAAGGCGTCTCCGGAGTCGTATCGACGGCGAGCACCTGATAGGTAATCTGCTGGCCGTGCGACGGAATCTCGTCACTGTCGAGCGACGCCATGTAAAGACCGGTGGGGTAGGTCAGGCCCACGATCCCCAGCGTCTGGCCGCCGCTCGGTATTGCGGTGCCGGGACCGATCGCGGGCATGTTGCGCAGCGTCGTCCAGCCACCTTCCACAAAGAGAGCTGGACGCCAGCGTACAGTGAACCGGTGGTGGCGCCAGCCACCACCCGGCGCCGCTTCCGCCTCGGCGACGTTACGAAGCACTTGCGTGATGGGGTCCGGCAGGTCGACCCACCCGTAGTGGATGAAACCCAACGGGTTCGGTGCGAACGACGTGCGGCTGAACCCGGTGACGGACTGCGCCGCACGAGCGGCGGGAATCAGGTAGCCGCCGCCCGGCAGCCGGCCGTAGGGCTCCAGCGGGCCCTCGTCCGGATAGATGACGTAGGTCTCGTTGCGGGTGAAGAGTTCGTCGTCTTCCTCGAAGCGGCGCGGGTCCTGGAGATGGAGCCAGTAGACCACCAGCGCGCCCTCGTCGACCGTGTAGGACTCGATCTTGCCCCGGAACGCCATCACCCACGAGTCGTCATAGGGGTCCCAGCGCTCGAGCAGCGCCTCGGCCCCGGGCGCGTCTTCAATCCTGCCCGTGAAGATGCCGGTCGTCTGGTCCGTAGCGCTCGTCGGGTGGTCCTGCACGCCTACCGATACCGCGCCGATGTCCGAGGACCCGGTGAGGAAGTTGACGCGCGGCGCCGTCCGGTTGCGGGGCAAGTGCAGATAGGGGCGCGGGTGCGCGCTCTCGGTCGAAAAGCACGCCTCCGCCACGTCGCCGTACTGGTCGAGGGAGCCCCACCAGGGCGTTCCGTCGGCGTCGAGGATCGTCAGGCGGTACGCGGCGCGGCGGCTCATCTACGCCTCCAGGAGCGCGGCAAGGGATCCGCCATCTACGCGCCGGAGCAGCATCGGGCCGGCCTCGTACTCCGCGTGTGCCCACCGGTCGCGGTCGGGGCGGACGGTCACTGTGTCGGCACCGGCACCGTCGAGTGCCACAAGCATGAGCGGGTACTCGGTGCCACTCGACTCCGGGATGTACGTGAGCGTGAGGTTCTCTTCCAGCGCGTAGGCGAGTAGGGTCAGCAGCTCGTCCGGCTCATCGTCGAAGCGGATCGTGGCCGTGATCTCATCCGTCGAGTCCTCGAGGCGGAACACCGTGCGGGTCTGCCCGGACGGGCTCCAGGACTCCCAGCGCATGCGACGGCGCGCGGCGCCGAACCCCTGGGCAGGCGAGACGAGTAGGGGCACGGCGAGCTTATGGGTCACCTCGGACCCGCCGGGCGGCGTGTACTTGATCACCGCGTCGCCAATCAGATGCGCGCTTGCCATCAGCGGCTCCCTGTGCGGCTGGCATGGTCCGGTAGCGCGAGCCGGAACAGCTCACGGTACCACTGATGGATCGACGCCTCGTGCGGCGACATCGGCCGCGGCGGCGGTCCCATGGCGGCGAGCATGTCCGATGCGGATGGCCCCCCGGCCAGAGCGGGCATGGGCGACACGACGCCGGAGCGGTCGGGCGTGAACATCTCCATGCCCCGCTCCCCCACTGTGAACGCCCTGCCGGGGTGGACGCGTCCACCGTGAGCGCGTCCGATATTTCCCCCCAGTGCGTTGATGAGGTTGGCGCCGAACGTCCCCGCAACCGGGCCCCCGAGTGCGGCGGTCAGTGCGCGGATCGCCAGCATCCGAACCGCGAGCCGGGTCAGGTCGCGTATGGCAGCACGGACGAAGCTACTGATGGCGTCCGTGGAGCCGGCAGCGAAGTCCGCGATGGCGTCGAAGCCGCTGGCGGAGATGTCCGCTATTTCCATGCCGAGCGTGCGGGTGGCCTTTTGGTTTTCCTTGGTTTTCGCGGTGGCCTTGCCCAGCGCGAGCGCCGCTTCCGTCACCGCCCGGTTGAACGTCTCCTGTTCGATGCGCCCTGCCCGCAGGTGGACCAGCAGGTCCGCCACCGTGTCGCGGTACACCTCGGACGCGGTGCGGACCTGCAGGAAGATGGTGCGCGCTTCCTGGTTTGCGGTAATGAGTGCGCGAGTCTCCTTGGTGCTTTCGGACAGCTTGAGCGCCGCCTCCATGACGGCGCGGTTGAACGTCTCTTGGGTGATGCGCCCGGCTTCGAGGTGTGCGGTCAGGTCCGCCACCGTGTCGCGGTAGATCTCAGAGGCCGTGCGCACGCCCTCGGTGATCCGGAGCGCCTCCTTCATCTCGTCGGTGAGTTCCCTTTGGCGGTCGGTCGTCCTGTCGATATCGTCAGCCGTGTCGGCGACAGCGACGCCCATACTCACCATGCTCGCCCCGGCGTCAGAGAGTCCACGCTCCAGTTGGTGGATGCGCTCACCGCTCCGCGCGAGACTGCCTTCCGCGAACTCGTCAAACTCTTCACGCAGCCGCGCGACCCGAGTGCCAACCCCAGGCACGAACCGCGTCATCTTCTCAAGCGCGGCCAGGATGCCACTCACGGCGTCGAACACGACACCTTTGAGCGCCGTCCAGGCCAGGGTGCCCTGCAACTTCAGCACGTCCCAGTTCTTCACCACGGTCATCGTGATGAACGCGAGCGAGGCGAGTATCGCAGCCGTCACCCCCACGGGCCCAACGAGCCCGGCGAACCCGGCCTTCAGCAACGGAAGCAACTTCACCAGTCCGCCCAGGACCACGAGCGTGGGCCCGACGCCTGCGACCAGCGCAGCGACCACGGTCACCACGGTCTGAGTCGCTGGCGACAGCTCGCCGAGCCAGCCGACCAGAGCCTGCACGACGGGCACCACGCTGTCCTGGATTAGGGCGACGAACGTGGTCATCAGGGGGATGACCGCGATGCCCAGTTCGCTCGCTGTCACGCCCATGATGTCCTTCAAGGTTTCCCACTTGACCCGGAAGTCGTCGGCGGCCTGAAGGCCATCCTTGCCGATCACCAGCCCGAGCTCGTGGGCCTCCTCCCGGGCGCGCGCCATCTCTTCCGCGCTGAGGCCAAGCACGGGGGCGAGGTTCGCCCAGGACCGCCCGAAGAGATCCGACGCGATGCTGTTGCGGGCGATCGTGTCCTCCATGCCGCTGAGCGCCGAGATGATCTCGGGCAGCATGTCGGACATGGGCCGGAGCTTGCCGTCGGCGCCCTTGGCCTGGACGCCCAGCATGGCCAAGGCATCCCCCGTCTCCTTCGACTCCTTCCCTGTCGCCGACAGGTTGTTGGTCAGCTTCATCGCCGCTTCAGCGATCGTGTCCTGACCGACGCCCGCGACGGTAGCGACCCGGCGAAATTCCTGGAGCTGGTCGGTGGTAAGGCCCGTCTGCTCCTCGAGGTCGAAGAGCTCGTCCGCCATACCGCCGATACGGACGGCGGCGGCACCGAGCGCGACGCCAGCGGCGAGGATGGGAGCGGTGAAGTTCCGCGTCATGCTCTGGCCGGCGGAGCTGATCTGCTTGCCGAGCTTCTTGGCCTCGAGGCCGGTCTTGCTAAACCCCTCGAGCGCCTCCGCGATATCGGAGCCGAGCTTGACGATCAGGGTGGTGATGGTCTGGCTCATGCTCTCAGGCTCCGGGTCGGACCCATCCGATGGCTCAAGTGCTCAAAGTCCGCCACTCGCGGTAGGGGGGCGCGTCGCTGCATCCCCCGTGATTCACCGTAGCCCTCGCACGTCGCCGCCCACTCGTCGAAGCTCAGGTCGTAGAACTGGGCTGGGGTGAGTCGGAGGGAGCCGAGGGCTACCTTCTGCCACTCCCTCCACGGGATTTCCGGGAAGGAGCCATTTTTTTTTCCGCGCCATCGTCGGTAGTCACCAAGAGTCCCGTTGCCGTGAACGCTGCCTCGACGGCCTGGATGATGTCCCGGAGGTCGGCGAAGTTCGCCCCGGCGAGGTCCTCGTCTCCGATCGGGTTCCCGCCGCCAGCGCACAGCACCTTGAGGGCGGCCAGAAGGTGCGGCGCGTTGTAGCTGAAGGGGTTCTCCTGGAGCGCGGCCAGCTCGTTCATGAAGTCCACGAACGGCTGGCCGCTCTCGAGCTCGTAGTCGCCAGGGAACGCGAGCGGAGCCCGGAGCAGTCTCCTGACCCCGAGCACCTCCCGGGCGATCGTGCCACGCGGGTGCGTCATGGTCAGGACCCGATGCTGACTACAGGCACGCCAGAGGACTGAAGTGCGATCGTGAAGTTCTGCGCGTCGTCGTGATCACCGGCCTGCTGGTAGCTGGCGACCTGGAACCCGCACTCGATGATGTCCGTGCCGTCGTCGATCTGGAAGTTCTGGATCGCGCCGGAGATGGCGAGCGCCCGGAGGCTGATCTGCGTGGCGCCGCCCGTGTAGACGCCGCCAGCCGCGATGTCCAGCTTCTTGATGGCGCCCGTCGGGAGCAGCTCGCGCCACCCCAGGGAGTCCTTGCTGGACACGTCCACGGGCGCGCCGTCGATGTCCATCGAGGTCGGCCGAAGGCCGGCGACCGTGGTGAATACCTCGGGCGTCGCGCCGTTCCCGACCTTCAGCAGAAAGACATCACCCCTCTTCGCGCTCATCGTAGCCCTCCTGGGTCAGCCGTCTGATTCGTTCCACCGTTGCACGCCCGATCCCGGGCAGGCTCAAGAGCTGGTCGTCCGCCATCGCCGCGGCCTGCTTGAGCGTCAGGCCGTTCCTGCCCCACAGCGTCCCGTCCACCGGCTCCGGATTCAGCCGGAACTCCGGCACTTCTTGGACCACGGGCTTCGCCCGAACCCCATGCGCCCCGTGCTCCGTCAGTTCGTAGGTCCCCCCGCGAACGGAGGTGTTCTGCCCTCGCGGAAGCCTCATCACCCGTCCGGGTGCCAGGGTCACTTTCACGTCGCCACCTCCGGGTTGCCCCGCTCCGTCCAGACCTCGACCTGCCAGGTGAGGGTGAGGATCGCGTACCAGCGCTCCCCCTCCTCATCGACCATCACGTCCAGCCCGCCCCCGGTGTGGTTCACCGCCTTCGCGATCCCGCCGAGGTCATCGTCTACCGCGATCGCTTCCTCCACGCCCACGCGCAGCTCGTCGAGCTCGTCATCGAGCCCCTCCGATCCCCCCTCGACTACGAGCGCGACGGTGACGTCGAGGAGCCGCTTCTCCAGTGAGGCCGAGTCCTTGAACGGCTTCGTCGCCTTCTCGATGGCGTCGGTCGGCGTGCCGATGAGGGCGGCCGGCAAATGCCCGTCCAGGACGTCCGCGGCGCGGTTGGTCGAGACGGTCGCGATGTACTGCACCGTTGCGATCCGCTCGCGGAACACATCCCGAACCTGCGTATTGATGTGTGCCACGCATCAGAGCTTCTTGAGCACGAGGTTCGCGCTGACCGCTTCCACGTCCTGCTGTGGATTGACCACCTCAAACAGCTCTTCCCGGATCAGGACCTGGTGGCCCTTCGCCGGGGCCTCCGGAAGGTCGGAGAGCACAACCATGATCTCCGACCGCCGAGAGGAGATCCGCACGTCGCCCGACGTCACCCGCTCGAACCCGTGGCCGAACGTCGCGCGGATCTCCTTCTCGCTTGCGGTCCCAGGCCTCCACGTCACCACGTCACCGAGCGCACGGTTGACCGCTCGGGCGGCGAAGTCGAAAGTCTGGGCAATCGTCACGGCCCGTTACTCGGCCGTGCCGGGGTTGGCCAGGGCAACCTCGCCCGTGGTGTCCGCGGACTCCGCGTCCGCCGCGGCGAAGGCGCACCCGAGGATATCCCCGGTGTAGGCCGCACCCCCGGCGATCTTCGTGAACGCCTCGGTCGCCGCCTGCCAGTCCAGCTTGTCGCCCTGGGTCCAGGCCGTTCCGGCCACCTTGGCCAGGGTGTGCACGCCGGCGACCGAAACGGTCCCGCTCTCGCCGTCGGCGATGTCCACCAACGCCACCCCGACGCAGTCGCCCATCACGACCACGTCGTCCGCGGCGATGTCCACGCCGGAGCCGTTCGCGTGCGTCAGCTCCCGACCCGGCTGAAGGTACGTCGTTCCCATCTCAGTTCTCCTTGTTGCCCTTCAGGTTGAGGGTCAGGCGCCGGCGTTGGTCACGCCGCCACGGAAGTCGGTCCCGGCCACGCCGTAGTCGTGGCGCACCCGCCACCGGATGCCGTCGTAGTCGAAGCCTTCCTCGGTCTCGATCACGGGGCTCTCCTGGCCCTGGAGGAACGCGACCTCCAAGACGGGCGCGATGGCCGGATCCGCCAGCAGGTACCAGCGGGTCCCCGACAGCCGCGGCGTGTCCACGATCACGGAGACGAGGTCACGCACGACGTTCGGCTTCATGAACTTGCCGGTCGTGGCCGTGGTCTCCGCGTCGAAGTCGAACTCGGACGCGACCGACGCGCGCACCGTGGCCCCGAGCCCGATCGGCCCGACCCACACCGCGGGGCGCAGGTCGAGATAGTCGTTCGCGTCCGGGTCCAGTTGGCTCGCCATGAGCACACGGCAGCGCTCGAGGGCGGCCTGACTCGGGACTGCCGAGGTCGAGTCGATGTTGGCGCGCGAGCTGTGGAACATCACCTGCGCTACCGACTCGCCCTTGAACGGCCCGATGCTCGGCCCGGTGCCGGCGTTCGACGCCAGGAGCGCGAACACGTCGATCTCGATCGAGCGCGCCGCGGCCCGACCGAGCATCGTCACGAGGCGGGAGAACCCGTCCACGTCGTCGTTCACGATCGCCTGGCGTGTGAGGCCGATCACGTTGCCGAACGTTCCCGCCTGGATCGTGGCCTTCTCGGCGTCCGGGAAGTGCATCGAGCGGAACTCGCCCGACTCCAGGAGCGTGTCGAGCCTCGGCAGGCTGCCGAGCCGCAGGCGCGGATGCGCCCGGAAGTCCTGCACGGACCCGACCGCGGCGATCTGGCGCCACTTGTCGGGGGCCGTATCGTAGGCCGCCTTCAGCATCTTGTAGAGCACGTTCTCCAGGAGGACCGGGAAGTCGCTCCGGGTGCCGAGCCCCGCCTCGGCCCTGGGGGCCGTGGCCGCCTTGGCGACTTGCAGTGGGGTCATGCCGCGGGTGCGCACGCCCTGCATCTCGAGCGCGTCCCGGGCGATGTCCACGAGGGACATGCCGCGGAAATTGCCGGGCTCGGGCTTCGTGCCCGTGTGCTTCGCGATCATCCCGGCCTGGCCGGACTTCACGAAAAGCCACTGCGCCATCCCCTCGAGCCACTTGTCGCGGGCGTCGGCCGTGACGGTCACGCCGGACGGGATGAACCCGGGGCCGTCCTGGCCCTGCTGGCGGGTGGCCAGCGCGTCGAGCGCCTTGCCGTTCGCCTCGGCCAGGGTCGAGCCGTCCCGGATGCAGGCGTCGGCCCACGCCTCCCCGAGACCCACCTTCGTCGCGAGCGCCCGGATCCCCTTGCAGCGTTCCCGGTCCGCTTGGGCCCTGGCGTCCAGGGCCGCATTCACGGCCGTCGCCACGTCGGGGACCTTCGGCTCCTGAGCCGCGAGGCCCGGGAGCGCGGCGGCCTCCTCCTCGGGCGTCTTCTTCTGGATCGTCATCTGTCGGCCCTCCCTGATGGCCCTGGTGAGTGCGGCGGGAACCCCCGCCAGTGTGGACACATCGAGGTCGGCGAACGCCGAGGCCTCGACGGGCTGGATGATCTCGTCCACGAACCCCTTTTCCAGCGCTTCCTCCGCGGTGAGCCACGTCTCCGCCTGCATCATCTGGCGGATCTCGTCCTCGCCCAGGCCGGTCTTCTCGGCGTAGATGGAGACGAGCGACTCCCCGAACTGTTCGAGCACCTCGGCGGCCTTGCGGAGATCCTCCGCATCACCGACGGCCACATTCCACGGGTCGTGGATCATGACGTGCGCGTTCTTGGCGATGCGGACGACGTCACCCGCCATCGCGATGGCCGAGGCCATCGAGGCGGCGACGCCGGCGATCTCGATCACGACATTGGCCGGGTTGGTTTTCAGCTCGTGGTAGATGGCAAGGCCATCGAACACGGAGCCGCCGGGGGAGTTGATGAGAACCTTGATCTCCTCCACGCTCCCCAAGCCCTTGATCTGCTCGACCACCGCCTTCGCGGTCAGTCCGTCCCACTCGTCGCCGATGACCCCGAACAGCATCACCGTGCCGTCGTCGAGCACCTTCGCCTGTGGCTTCATCGCACCCCCAAACGACACAGGCCCCTCCCCGCCGTCGTGGCGGAAAGGGGCCTGTGCCCTCGGTCAGATTGTGATCGTACTCTATGCGACAGAGCGATCCGCGTCAACTTTGCCGCGGACGAGCTTCGAGCGGGCGATGTCTCCCGCCTGGATCCAGTACCGCTGCCGGCAGCTCTCCCGGGTGCAGGTGACCTCCATCACGTGCGCCCGCTGCCGGTCCACCTTCGCGCGCAGTACTTCGGCCTCGCTGAACCTCACGTCCGGGCACCGCCCGCAGCTCGGGCAGCGCGCGTCCGGCTTCCAACCGACAACCTCTCCCGACGGCTTGGCCTTCTTGCGTCCCGCTGGGCTGGCCGTCACCGACGTGCCCCATTGATGCGGGAAGCGAGCAGCGCCTCGACGGCAGCCTGCGCCTCTTCGTCGTCGTCCTTCGTGGCGGGTGCCGTGCGGTCCCTCGACGTGTCGGTCCGGGGATCGGAGTCGAGCACGAGGCCGAGCGCGTCGAGCAGCTTCGCGCCCTCGGCCCATTCCTCAAGGTGTTCCACTGGGTCCCGGCCCGTTTCGCGGATGCTCTGGAAGAGCGTCTTCTGGCCCGAGCGGATGGAGTCTTTCTCCATGCCCACTTCGCGCGGGTCGATCATCTCGCGCTTCGGGGCCTGGTGGCCAACCCGGACGTTCCGGGTGTCCACGCCCGTGAGCTCCACGGCCTCCAGCCACCAGCCCATGAGCACGTCGCAGACCTGGGGCACCACGATCTGGGCACGCCAACGGGCGACGTTCCGCTCCATGGCGAGCCGCCCGAGCTTGCCGCTCGAGAAGCTCACGCCCCGCAGGTCCCCCGTGAGGGACTCATACGAGATCCCGAGTCCGGCGGCGATGGCATGGAGCGAGACCGAGGAGTACTCGGCATAGCCCTCCACCCCCGGGGGGTCCGCGAACTCGATCGTCTGGCCGGGAAGCAGGTGCTCCATGATACCGGGCTCGATCGAGTCGATGATCCTGTCCGCCTCACGGCGGGCCGTCCCCGGCAACTGCGTGCCGTAGGTCTCCGTGACGAACCCCGCGAAGCAGGCGGCGATCTTCTGCCGCATGAGTTGGGCGTCCTCGTAGTCGCCGAAGTCTGCGAGGCGGAGCATCACCGGGGAGAGCCACGGGATCCCGCGGACCTGGCCGGACCGGTCGAGGCGGTAGACGGGAGCGATGTCCACGGCGGGAACCGGGTACGACGTACCCGATGGGTTCACGCCGCCCGGGTGCTCCCGGAATAGCCAGTAGGCGCGCCGGCGCCCGATGGCGTCAAACTCCACGCCCTGGATGATCTGGCCACCGGGGACCGGGCCGTTCTTGCGCTCGTCAAGGAACTCGGGCTCGAGGAGCTGGAACTGGACCGGCACCGCGAACCCGTCGCCCGGCCGACACCAGCGCCGACGGATGAGCATGTCCCCACCCTCCGCCGTCCCCTGGAGTCCCATCCCCTGGATGCCGCCGTAGGTCAGCCGCCCGTCGGAGTCGCACTCGGTGGTCTCAAGGTGGCGGACGGCGAGCTCCTCAATGTCCTCGGCCTTCTTGCCGTCGCGCGTGAAGTGCGGCCGGATCCCCACGCCCACGGTCTCGGCGACGATGGTCTCGATTCCGCGCTTCGCGTAGGGGTTGTTCCGCACAAGGTCGCGCGATCCGTCGCGGAGCTTCGCGAGCTGGAGCCCGGTGATGGTGTTCGCGTCTGCAAGCCGGCGCCGGATCGAAGCCCCGCGGCGGCCCACCGTCGCCCCGTCGTAGTAGGCCTGCATGGACGCGCGCGCCGCCAGCCGCCGGGCGCCCCAGCCCGGGGCAAGCCACGTGACCAGCCGGTCGAGGGCGTTGGCGTCAGTTTGGCTCACGGCACGACCCCGCGCTTGAACTCCGCGAACATTCGCCTCCGGCCCCCTTCCTCGCCGAGCGCCTGCGCGATGAAGTGCCAGCGATTCACGAGCTCCTGGAAACTGGAGAACGTGACTTGACGGCCGTCAGCGAACGTGACTGCAAGCACGCCCTGAGCCATCGCTTCCTCGAGGCTGGTGAGGTCGGCTGCGGTAAAGCTTGTGGCCATGGCGGTAGTATAGCCTTGAACATTTCACAGTCAAGAAGTCGGAATTGCGAGAGATCCAAGCTTCCTTAGCGGATCCAGCCCTTCCCGCCGCGTCCACGTCCGCCGCGCCGACCGAGCCAGCCGGTGGCCTGTTTCGGGTCGTGGACCTCCTCGCCGGCGATCCGCTTCGGTTTCGGTGCTGGCTCCGTTGCGCGGACCAGCCTGGAGAGTCCCTCGCGCTCCGCCGCGGCTCGGGCGTACACGCGGCCGTCGAGCATCTCGTTGCGGTGGCGGCGCTTCACCCACTCGCGCATGACGTAGCCCCGCCGGTCCTCCTTGGTCACCAGGTCCTCGGCCACGAGCTGCTTCACCTGCTCGTCGTTGAGGTCCCTCGGGAGGTGGACGAAGCCCGGAGGATACGGGCTGCCATCGACCGGGGGATCGAGCCGCAGGAACCCGTAGGTCTCCTCTTTGATGAGGCCCGTCCCCACCGGCCAGAGCAGGAGGCCCATGCGTTTGCCGTCGATCATCACCTCGGACTTCGTGGGCGAGCCCAGCATGACCCGGGTCCAGCCCTGGCCCTTCACGAGCATGATGCGGGGATCTCCGGTGCGCCGTGCCCAGTCGATTACGGGCTCCTGGGCGAAGCCGGTGTCGATCGCCAACGCAGAGACCGGGAACTCGGCGCCATCCGCGCCGGGCCAGCTCCGATGCAACAGCTCGGTGAGGGCGGGCCACGTGTGCTGATCGTAGGGATCCCCGCCGACAACAACGTGGTCCGTGAACCACGACTCCTTGTCGTAGCCCCACCCCCAGAGGCAGAACTCCACCCGGTCCTTTTGGACATCGACGCCGGCGGTAAGGAAGACCACACCCGGCTGGACGACTCCCATCGTGTACCGCTCACGCCGCGCGTAGAGACGCTGCCACTCAGGGGCCTCGCCGCTGTCCTGCCAGAACTCGCCGAGCACGAGATTCCAGAAGGCCTTGAACGCTTCGGGCTGGTCCTTCACCCGCAGGAACTCACGCACCAGCCGGGGCCACTCTGCCCCCGGAAGCGTTATGGACAACGCACCCCGCAACCAGTAGCCGACCGTCCGGGTCCCGGGGAGTCGGACGGGGCGACCATCCTCGGCCAGGTACTCACCCCGCTGCTCCATCTCGGGTTTCGAAGATTCCTCGATCCTGCAACCGTTGACCTCGCACAGGTAGTATGCGGTCTCGGGCAGGTGGAGCGTCTCGCCGTGCAGCACTTCGCCGGCCCCCGGCTCGTAGTCTTTCGCGACATTGCGCGTGTCCCACTTGATCCCGAACGGCTCGCCCGGCCCACCCCAACGCAGGACCTGCAGCGCGCCGCAGTGGGGGCAGGGGACGTGCCACTGTCCGCTTCGCTCCATCTCCTCGTACAGGCGGTGTATCCTCCCTCCGACCAGCCGCGGGGTGGAGATCCACAC